ACTATTATATAGTATATTAGGAACTTATTCATCTACATTAACATTTGTTTTATAATTTTTTAACGTTTGGTGAATTTCTATATATTTATATATATTAACAATACAAATTACAAAATATTAAAAAAATGGCAGAAGCAATTAAGTTTACAGATGAAGAGATTCAGTTAATCAATGAATTACGTCAAGAAGTGGGAGCAACTTTTCAAAAGTTAGGACAACTTGCTATTCAAAAAGCAAAAACTCTTCAAGATATTGAGATTACAGAAGCTCAATTAATTAATCAACATCAAGAGCTTGTTAAAAAAGAGCAAGATATCTTTGCAGGATTAAATTTAAAATATGGTGATGGTAACTTTGATCCACAGACTGGTGAATTTACTCCAACAGTTAAAGATACAACTGATGTAGATACACCACCGATAGTTAAAAGTAAGTAAATAATTTATATTTAATTAAATCTATGTTTTTATTATAATGAACCATACACTTAATACAGAATTTTTTCCATATATTGAGGTATCTGATATTATTACATCGGAAGAACATTCAACATTATTAGAAATATGTAATTATTGGGTAGAGGTAAATCAGAAAAAAATAGATAGTGGTGAAGTATTATTGAAAGATCCTAATATGGATATTAAAAAATATTCATTAAGAGATTTAGGAAGATTAGATTTCATAAATAATAATTGTGGTATTAATCCCATGAGTGAATCGCATTCTCGAAAATGGGCGAACAATGATGGAATTAGAGAAACAATACAGAATAGATTAGAATCAATTTTTAATGAATATCCAACTATATTTCCATTAAAACTGTATAATCATAAGGTTGGCAAGAATCCATTTTGTATAAACTTAAATTATACAGCTGATAATGAAGCATACAACCCACTATGGCCTCATACTGATTATCGTTTTCATATTTTAAAAGATATGGGATATGGTGAGTTAACAGAAGATACTGAGGAAACTAAAAATATAGAAACTGGTGGAATTTATAAGGGAGTTTTGTATCTCGGAGATTCAAATAATAACTATGAAGGGTATGGTACTCGATTTTATACGAGTGACCATAGAAGAGATGAAATAAAAGAAATACCATTTGTACCTAAAAATGGAGTTGTGTTTAAAACAACTAAAAATAGCTTCCACGGTACAGATTTTAGTAAAAGTGGTTATCGTAATCATAGATTTACAATAATATTTGAATATATTATTTAATCTTTAAGAGACTATCATTATACTTATATACAGAGTATTATTAGATAAAAACATAATAAGGAGTAATAAAACATGGCAGAAAAGATTGTATCACCTGGTGTATTTACGAGAGAAAACGACCTTTCTTTCTTATCACAAGGAATTGGAGAAATTGGAGCAGCAATAATAGGACCTTTCCATAAAGGACCTGCATTCGTTCCAACCGTAGTAAATACCCAATCAGAATTTGAGGAAATTTTCGGAACACCTGATGGTTCATACTATACAGGCTATACCGTACAAAACTATTTAAGAGAAGCTGGGGTAGCTACTATTGTCCGTGTTGGGCATATTGGTGGTTATTCTCACGAAACTCCACTTGGAATCAGAGTACATGGTTCAGGAAGTAAAGATAACAAAATTGTTGGTGTATTTCACGCTACAACTACTGGAAATCTAACTTATGATTATCATGAGGGAGCAACCATAGATGTACAAGCTGATGCAACATCATTTGAGTTATCAATTCCATCAGCATCTATTGCTGGTGTATCTGCTTCAATTGATCCAACTGATGGAAATGATTTATCAGATGTATTTGGTGAATCTGTAAACGGAGCTAAAAAAGTATTTTCTCAAAAGTACTTTGAAAACTCTGCAGCTGATTATGTAGCACACATTGCAGCTACTGCAGCTCAACCAGGTACTGGAGCAACTATTCAACTTGTTCAACTACCTGCACAAGATTTCACACAAGATGTGAAACACGCAACAACACCTTACATTAAATCTCAATTGATTTCTGGTGAACGATATGATTTATTTAGATTACACACTTTAGGTGATGGTAATTATACTAACCAAGAAGTAAAAGCTGGAATATCTAATATTAAAGCAGCTGGTTCTTCAAACGCTAGTGATTACGCAACGTTCACTCTAACAATAAGAGGATTCTCTGATACTGATAAATCTAAGATAGTATTAGAAACATATAACAACTTAACAATGGACCCTGCTTCTCCTAACTATATGCCAAAGAGAATTGGTGATATAAACGTTAGTATTGATGCAGTTGGTAAAATGAACATGGCTGGTGATTACGCTAACCGCTCTAAGTACGTTAGAGTAGAAGTAGTAGCAGAAGGTTCATTCCCAGTAGTTGCCGCACCATTTGGACATGGGGCTTATACCAATCCACTATATACAACAGTAGCAGCTGATGTACCAGCAGTAATTTTCTCTACTGGTTCTATTTCAGATGGTAAAAAGTTTAGTGGTATTGATTTAGAAACTGCAGCAATTAAAATTGATAATAAAGCATACTTATCACCAATACCAGCATCAGCCGGTACAGGTGGAAATACAGTATTCTCATTTGATGGTAGTATTAACGTATTAGCCGGAACATCAACAACACAAGCATTTCCTGATGATAAACACGGAACAATCAATCTTGGATTAACAGTAGGTTCTACCTCTGCACAATTCATCGTTGGATTCCAAGGTGGATTCGATGGTATATCTCCAACTATAAAATCACTTAAAGCAGGTGAAAGTGGATGGGGAGCTGGAAACTCACAAGGATTTAACTTGGCAAGTTCAACAGCAAGTGGTTCAGTTGGTTATGTGAAAGCAATCAACGCAGTATCTAACCCAGATGATTTTGATATTAACTTAGTATCTGTACCTGGTATTGTAAGACAATCACATTCTTATGTATTTGATAAAGTAACTGATATGGTAGAATCACGTGAAGATGCATTCTTTATCGGTGATGTAGTTGACCATGAAGCAACTATCGTAGATGCAGTATCACAAGGTAATAACGTAGATTCTAACTATGTTGGAACTTACTACCCATGGGTTAAAACAATCGATCCAAGAACAAATAAACTAACTTCAGTTCCACCATCAGTATTGATGCCTGGTATTTACGCTGAAAACGATGCAGTTGCAGCTGAATGGTTCGCACCAGCAGGTTTAAACAGAGGTGGTATCACCGGAGCAGTTAGTGTTCTAAACAGATTAACTCACGCTGAACGAGATACATTGTATGAAGGAAAAATTAATCCAATCGCTTCTTTCCCTGGAGAAGGTATCGTGGCATTTGGACAAAAGACACTCCAAGATCGCTCATCAGCACTTGATAGAATCAACGTAAGAAGATTACTTATCAAAGTGAAGAAATACATCGCATCTACATCAAGATACCTTGTATTCGAGCAAAACACAGCACAAACGAGAGGTAAATTCTTGAATACTGTTAATCCTTATTTAGAAGGAATACAACAAAGACAAGGACTTTACGCTTTTAGAGTTGTGATGGATGAATCTAACAACACACCAGATGTTATTGATAGAAATATCTTGGCAGGGGCTATTTACTTACAACCTACCAAAACAGCTGAATATATTGTAATTGATTTCAACATATTACCAACAGGCGCTAGTTTCGCATCATAATAATAAAAATAAAAGAAAACTATATTTATAGTAGTATATAATAGGAGAATAAAAAAATGGCAGAAGTATTAGAATTCAACGACATGTTCTACACGAACTTCGAACCGAAGATGAAGAACAGATACATCATGGAAATTGATGGTATCGCTTCATATTTGATTAAAACGGCAAATAGACCTTCTATTTCGTTTGAAGTTGTAACACTAGATCATATTAACGTTAAGAGAAAACTAAAGGGTAAAGGTGAATGGCAAGATATTGAAATCACTTTATTTGACCCAATCGTTCCAAGTGGAGCACAACAAGTAATGGAATGGGTACGTTTATCTCATGAATCTTTAACAGGACGTGATGGGTATGCTGATTTCTATAAAAAAGATATTGATATCTATATGTTGGGACCAGTTGGTGATAAAATTGAAAATTGGAAAATAAAAGGAGCATTTATAAACAATGCAGTATTTAATGATTTAGATTGGGCATCAAATGACCCATCTGATATTACATTAACTCTTTCTTACGATTACGCAATATTAGAATACTAATACTATAATATACGTTTAATACTTCAATATAAAGGGGTTCTCTTAGTGAGAATCCCTTTTTTTGTGTCAATTTTTTAAAACTTATATATTTATATACATAAACAAATTAAATAAAAAGTTATATGGCAAATTATGATTTCCCAACAGAAATTATCTCGTTACCATCTCAAGGTAAATGTTATTCAGAAGATAATCCCCTATCAAAAGGAACATTAGAGATTAAATACATGACAGCTAGAGAAGAAGAAATCTTAGCTTCACAGAATCTTGTACGGAAGGGGGTGGTGATAGATAAGTTATTCGAATCAATTATAGTTGAAAAGGATGTAAACATTGATGATATTGTATTAGGGGATAAAAATGCAATTCTACTCGCAACTCGTGTATTAGGTTATGGACCTGAATATAAGATAGAGATGACTGATTCATTGGGTGAACCACAATCGGTTACTATTGATTTAGGAGCAGTTCAAACCAAAGAAGTTGATGTTGAATTATTATCATCAGAAAACCGATATGAATTCACTACACCATTTGGAAAGAACAAATTAGAATTTAAAATTCTAACTCACGGTGATGAGAAAAAAATTGATGCAGATATTAAAGCATTGAGTAGATTAAATAAAGGTGGTGTATCCGCAGAACTAACTACAAGATATCGTTTTATGATTCTTTCAGTAGATGGTAATTCCGATACTCAATCAATTACAAGTTTTATTAATAACAAGTTCATTACTCGTGATACCAAAGCATTTAGAGAATATATTGCTAAGATAACACCCGATATCAATATGGAGTTTGATTTTGAGGATGAGCAAACGGGAGAAACGGAGGTGCGTTCTATCCCAATGGGCGTAGGGTTTTTTTGGCCTACCGAGTAACTACTCTGTTTTACTTCATACACAAATTTTTGAACTCTGTTATTATGGTAATGGATTCACTCAAGAAGGAATATACAGATTACCAGTCCATCTAAGAATGTTCTATTATAGACAATTATCAGATGCAAAGAAAAAGGAATCTGATGAAAACAAAAAAGCACAAAAAAAACAAGGTCCTTCACCAAAAGGTCCAAGTGTAAGAGTGAGGAAGTAAAAACTTCCTCACTTTTTTTATACCTTATATTTATAGTAGTATAATTGGAGAACAAATTATGAAAATAACAACAGAACAGTTTGAATATATGAAATCTAAACCAGCCTTTCAAAATGAAGGTATAGTTGGTGCTATATTCAATAGATTACTTAAAAAAAAACTAAAGAACAATACTGATTTTAAAAAAGCAGTAGATTCTTTTGATTCTGCACAGGATAAAATGAGAAAATCAATTATTGATGCAGAAAAATCAGGAGTTAAAATTCCAAAAGAACTAAAGAAATACGCTGGATTATAATAGATGGCAAAATCTAAGGCAGAAATTCAAAAAGAATATAATGAGGCTTTAAAAGTATCTCAATCATTAACAGGTGCGTTAAATAAAATGATTGATAATACTGAGAAATCTCAAAAAAAAGTGTCTGATGCTCAAAAGGAATTTAATAATAGATTAAAAAGTATAAATGGTAGTGCAACTGATTATGAATCTACTCAAGATGCAATCTTAGCATTAGAAAAACAAAAAGCTGGATTATCTAAACGATATTTTGGTGCAAATAAAAAACTTCTTCCACAAAAACAAAAAGAAGTTCAAGCAAATATTGATATCTTATCTTCAGAAGCAGAAAGGGTAAAGTTAGTTAACGAATTAGATTCCAATGCACATAGCTTGGCAAACTCCTTAAATGGTTCATTGGATGGATTACTTAGTGGATTGGATGAAATACCTGGAATAGGTAAAGGATTATCAAAATTAGCATCAGGCCCTATAAATAACTTAAAAGGGGCATTTTCAGATTCAGCCAAAGTATTCACAACAAAATTTTCAAGCGCTCTTGCTAACGGTAAAGGTGGTATGGCGGCATTCGCCAAAGCTGGTGGAGCTTCTATGAAAGTATTGAGTGGGTTTCTTTTATCTCCCGTGGGAGCAATAGCTGCTCTTACTGCAGTTCTAGCTATAGGACTCAAAGCATTCGTAGAAATGGAAAAAGGAGCTAAAGCTTTCAGAGATGAGACTGGGTTATTAAACTCTCAAATGGATGGTATGGATACTACCATAAATTCTGTTTATATGGAAACTGTGGGATTGGGAGCATCTATGGAAGATGTTGGTAAAAACGCAGCAGCTTTTGTAAAGGAATTTGGGGGAATAGAAAAACCATCAGAAAATGTTATAAAATCTTTAACAGTAATGAACAAAAACTTCGGCGTTGCCGTTGGTGATGCTGCTAAAGTAAACAAAGCCTTTCAAAACATGGGAGGATTATCGGCAGATGTGGCTCAAGCTAATGCTGAATCGGTAGTTTCACTTGCACAACAAAACGGAGTTGCTCCATCTAAAGTAATGGCTGATATAGCTGATTCAGCCGAAGAAGCTCAAGGATTCTTTAGAGGAAATATACAAGCTTTAGGAGCTGCAGCAATTAACGCAGCAAAAATGGGTTCTTCTTTAAAAGAAGCAGCTAAAGTATCACGTGGATTACTTAATTATCAAGATAGTGTTACCAGCGAAATGGAAGCTAGTGCTATTCTTGGTACAAATCTAAACTTCTCTCAATCTCGTTATCTTGCAGCTACTGGTGATGTAGTTGGTGCACAAGCATCAATGGTTAAGCAACTTAGAAATAGAGTTGATTTAGATAAAGCTAGTGTATTTGAAATAGAAGCTATGGAAAAGGCTACTGGAATGCAATTTTCTCAAATACAAAACATGGCCAGATTACAAAAATTAAATCTTGGTTTAGATAAAGATAGAAATAAGGTATTACAAGAAGCTATAAAAGGTGGATTGGATATATCCAAAATGTCAGGTGATGAAATAAAAGCTAAAACCGAAGTACTTGCATTGCAAAAAGAGACACAAACTAGAATAGGTGCTATGAGTGATACTCTTAAAGGATTCGGTGCTAAATTAACACAAATGTTTTTACCAATTGGTGAATTTTTAGTAGGTGGTTTAGAATCTGCAATGCCTGTAATATCAACTGTTTTTAATGCTATTAGTAAAGGTATATCGGCTATTGGTAGCTTTGCAAAAAGTATATTTAAGGTATTTAGTAAAATTTTTAAAGAAGCAATTTCTCCACTTGCATCAGAATTAAAAGAGCCTTTTGAAGCTGTACAACCTATTATTTCAAGTATGTTCGGTGGTATGATGAAAGGTTTTAAAGTTCTTGGTAGTTTCGCAAAATCAACTTTACTTCCTGTATTTTCAGTACTTGGTAAAGTTCTTAAAATAGCGTTTATGCCAATTACTGCCGCAGTAACTGTAATAAAGAGTATGTATGCATTGGTTAGTGCATTGGTAACCGATGGATTAGGTGGATTTATAAGTAAAGCACAAGAAATGGGCCCTCTTCTAAGTGGTATTTCTGCTACCGTAGGTATTATAGCAGCCGCGTGGGTAGTCTCTATTGTACCATCCATCATAGCAGCTGGGGTAGGATTGGTAACAACTATGGTTCCTGCATTGATAGCAGGGGCGGGTTCCCTTGTAACTATGGCTGGAGCCGCAATTGGTTGGGCTATTTCTATGGCAACTGGTGCAATTGCTGCAATATCAGCCGCATCCGCTGCTACATTAGGAATCGGTGCATTAGCAATTGCTGGAGGTATTGCTGTTGCCGCAGTTGCTATGAACTCGGCTACCGCAGATGCAGAAAAGTCAATACCAGCACCTGCTGTAGAAGATGGTATTGTTAAGGATAGACAAATTGTAAGTACACATCCTGATGATTATTTAATTGCAACTAAGGATCCAGGTGGATTAGCATCTGCTATGAGCGGTGGTGGAATGGATATGAGTGGAGTAATAGCCGAACTTAAAGAATTAAAAGCAGCATTTGTAGCTAATAAAGATGTGTATATAGATAACGAAAAAATAACTTCTCGGATTTCAAAAACTCAAGAGAAGAGTAATATTAATCAGTTTGGAATAATGGGAGCTTAATATGCCAACAATATTAGAACTTTTAGAACAAAAGCAAGGTGTAGTACCATCAATACCATCTAAAGTAAATCCAGTAACGATAACTGATGAAGATACATCAACTACTTTAAAAGAACGGTATGAAAGTGATACGTATAAGTTTGGAACTAACTATTCAAAAGTAAAGGCTGATACTGAAACCCTTATAGAACAAGAAACTAGCGGTATTCGTATTAAATCTGCCGCGGACTTACCAAACCCAATCTTATATGGTAACGAAGTAATTCGTATTACCGCAAGAACAACCCCTCTATTGGATGATATGAAGGGAGCTGCTAATGGTGGTGGTTTACTAGGTAAAGCATTGGGAAAACTAACTGGAGGAGCAGTTACATCTGTATCAGGTATAGCATCTAAGTTTAATTCACTTTTAGGTATTCCCGTTACGATGATTCCAAGTAGATTAATTGGTAAAATTCAACAACCTTCTCCAAATAAATTTGGAATAGACATACCAGAATTACCTTCATTAAAACCAAAACCTAATTCACAAGACCCTATAACCAAATCAAAATTTGGTGGTGGTGGAACTTTACTTGGTAAAGTTTTAAAACAAAGTGGAGGAGGTAATCCAAAAACAATTGTAAAAAATGTAGCAGGAGCAGCTGTAAAGCAAGCTAAAGAAAAAATACGTGGTGCTTTATTTGGCGGAGGTGATGTAAAACCAAACCAAGTAACAGGTGGAGCACCATATAATAATGATGAATTATATTCAACTCAATTAAAAAATTCTCCAAGTTATACTTCAACTGGTGATCCCGCTGATTTTGAGCTTGAAAAAGATAAAAATTTTCAAACAACACTTGGTATTGATTTAAGTAGAGTATCACCTGT